AAAACATAAAAGAATTAGGAGAAAAAAAAACACCTTCTGATAAAAGAGCAAAATACATAAAAGAAATGAAACAAGGAGAAAAACTTGACAAATATACCTTAAATAAAAGTGGATTTACTACAGTAAAACCAAACTATAGCAAACCAGCTCCAACAATAACTAAAACCTTAAATTTAATTCATCCAATAGAAAATAGATATTTTACAATAAATGAATTAAAAAGATTAGCCAGTTTTCCAGATACTTTTATATTTATTGGAAGCTTTGAACAACAATGGGCCAGAATAGGTAATGCAGTAATGCCTTTACAAATGAAAGCAATAGCAGAAACAATAAAAGAGGAGATACTTAATGGCGAGAAGTGCTAATGACCGAGCAAGAGCTTTTCACTTATACTGTGCAGGAGTTCCACAAGAAAGAATAGCACAAGCAATAGGAGCAGGAATAGCAACAATAGCAAGATGGATTAAAAAATATGATTGGAAGAATGAAAAAGAAAAACTAATGCCTTTAGTGAGAGAAAGCGATAAAAATGATAAAGAAAAGCTTAATGAGGATTTGTTAAGGAGTATTAAGAAGGTTTGGGCTGAAATGGTTAAAGAAGGAACGGCTAAAGCCGGTGCGCATGATGTGATTGAAACTATTAAGTTGGAAAGATTAATGGGTGGAGAGAGTACGGAAAATATTAATGTTACTGCTGAAATAGTGGATGATTTTGATGAACTCTATAAAGAAGCAAGAAGAATACATGCGGCTAAAAAACCAGTTGCCTCTAATAATGACGACGCCAAAAACGATTAAAGGTGTTTGTAGAAAGCTTTTTCGGAATGACCGTGGAGAGCCGTTGGAGATAACTGGTTATCAGGCTGAGATTATTGCAACCATTTTTTTAAAAGACCCGAATAGAGTGGTTTGTGCTGCTACTACGAGAGCCGGTAAAAGTTTAGCAGTTTCTTTAGGTATTATTTTGTTAGCTGTTTTTGTTAAGGGAGAGAAGATTAGGTTGATTGCTCCGACTCTTGACCATACTAAGATTGTGATGGGTTATGTGATTCAACATATTTTTGATTCTGAGGTTTGTACTGAGCAGTTGTTGAGTGATATGAAGGGAATGGGTGCAGAGAGGTTGAAAAAGGAATTAACTAAGCATAAATTGACTTTGAAGAATGGTTCTGAAATCATGGCTATTACAGCGAATTTAAGTGGGAAAGGTAGGAGTTTGATGGGTTGGGGTGGTTCGTGTATTATTGTTGATGAGGGAGAGCAGATTGATTTGGAAATTATGCAGAATAATGTTATGAGGATGCTTGGAGATGATGCAAATGCTAATATTTTTATTATTGGGAATCCTGTGCAACATGGGTATATGTGGGAGAAATCTACTGACCCGAATTGGAAGTTTATGAGGATTAAGTGGGAGGATTGTGTTGAAGCGGGAAGATTAACTAAGGATTTTGTTATAGAGAGAAAACAGGAAATGGTTTCTCTTGCTTTTAGAGTAATGTATGATGCTGATTGGCCTCCTGAATTGGAAGACCAATTGTTTACTCAAGAGGATTTGGAAAACATTTCAAGGCCTTTAGCTGAAGACGAAAAAGATTTGTTAAAAACTAAGCCTGAGGAAAAAAGACTTGGTTGTGATATTGCTCGGTTTGGAATGGATTTCACGGTGTTACAACCGGCTTATAAGTATGGTGATGTTTGGTTTTTTCCTGAACCTAAAGTGTTTGAAAAAAAAGATTTAATGGGTACTGTGGGAGAGATTGTTGCTTGGAATAAGAAGGAAAAGTTTGATAGAATTAGTATTGATGATTCTGGTTTGGGTGGCGGTGTTACGGATAGGTTGAAGGAATTGCCTGATGTTAAGAGGAAAGTGTTTGCTTTTATTGCTGGTGAGAGCCCTCATAAGTATAAGAGAAAGCTTACTAAGAAAGAGGAAGAGGAAAACAAACAATTTTTGAATAAAAAGGCTTGGCAGTATAGGCGGTTTGAGGGATTTGCGAGGAATGGGAATACGAGGATTGTGCCTAATGTTTATTCTTCTAAATTAATGAATGAGTTGAGAAAAATGCGGTATGAGTTCACTTCTAATGGAAAGTTAAAGATTGTGGACCCGGAGGATAAGTCTCCGGATTTTGCTGATGCTGCGAATATTGCGTTGTTTAGAGGGAAAAAATTTGCTTTTGGGTTTGCTTAAGCTTTTCCGATAATTTTATTAACAAGGTTGTGTATTAATTTAAGTGATTATTGCCCAGGAATTCCAGCGGGACTTACCCGACCAGTAAGAGGGCCGCACTCGGCAGGAAAGTGGTTACCTGCCGAATTTATCTTTATGCCAGGTAAAAAAAACAAATCCTTTAAGAAGGATGTTTCTCCAGAAGTTTTGGAAGAACTTTTAGGAGGAGTTGAAAATAAAGCCGTGCCTCCGCAACAAATGATTGCGGCTGCACAAAATTCTTATACTAATGCTTCTGCACAAGCCACGGGTGTTAGACCTTTTGGTAGTGTTGGTGTTGGTGCTGCTTCTTCTTTTACTGACAATATTTACAAAGCGGTTATTCCTGGTTTTCTTTACAAACCTGCTTTTGGTTTTCCTTTAAATAAAAACATTCCTGAGATTAGAAGGCTTGCGAAAACTCCTTATGTTGCTATGATTACGAACACGGTTTGTAATGAGATTGCTTCTCTTGATTGGGATGTTGTTGCAAGAGACGGGGACGAGAGTGTTCCTGAAGAAATTATTGAGCAGACTAAAAACTTTTTCTATAATCCGAATAGGAATGATGAGAGTTTGGAATATATTTTGCGTGCTTTGGCTCGTGATTTGGTTGAGATTGACGCGGGTGTTTTGGTTAAGGTTTTTAATCTCAAGGGCGAGTTTTTGGAAATGTATGCTCGTGATGGTGGAACCTTTACTAAGAATCCGGATATTTTTGGAATAATGCCTGATGAGAGAGCTTTTTATCAATATGGTTGGAGTACTGGTGCAAGACCTATTCCTTTTGATAGGAGTGAGATTGTTTATTTCCAAACTGCTTCTCGCACGGATAGTATTTATGGTTTGAGCAATATTGAGGTTTTGGAGGATACTTTACAGCTTTTGCTTTATGGGATTGATTCTAATTTAGAGTATTTTAGTGATAATAATATTCCGAAGGGCGTGTTCCAAATGGTTGGAGCGGAAGCTGATGAGATTAAGGCTTTTCAAGAAATGTGGATGGAGCAGTTGAAGAAGAAGGATGCTGCTGGTAATTGGAGAAAGTATTTCCACAAAATGCCTATTGTGAATTCGGATGGAAAGTTTGAAAGAATTGGTTTTAGCAATTTAGAGTTAGAGTTGATTAACCAGCAGGAGTGGTTCACTAAGCTTGTTTGGGCTTGTTTCAATATTAGTCCTTCTGAACTTGGGTTCACGGAGGATAGTAATAGGGCTACTGAGATTATTCAGAGTGAGGTTGTTAAGAGGAAATTGTTGAAGCCTTTGGTTAGAATTGTTGAGTACAGGTTTAATACTCAGGTAGTGAATGACTTGCCTTGGATTAAGGGCAAGTATGAGGACCAAATCCTTTTCCAGTTTGATAAATACAATTTGCAGGAAGAGTTAGCGAAGAGGCAATTGTTTTGGGGAGATTTAAAACACGGTTTGAGGACTGCGAACGAGATTAGGGAAGAGATTAATTTAGAAGCTATTGAGGGCGGTGATGAGTTGAGGAAAACTCAAAGCGGTTCTTTTAAATTTGGTGCGGAGGAAGAAGAAGTTCCAACAAGCTTGAAGGCTTTTCAAACTTCTACTCCTTTAACGCTTAAAGAGTTTGAAGAAATGGCTAATCCTGAGTTTTTAAAAAAAAAAATGGTTAGTGAGTTAAGCGATATTGAAGAGCTTTTGAAAACTTTTTTAAGGAAGGAAGCTGGACAGCAAACTCTTGGGCAAGTGAAAGCGATTGATAATAATTTTATAAAAAGAGTTACTGGGCTTTTATCTTTGGATGGAATGAAGTCCGCGGTTAATGGAATGGTTAAGGCTAATTTTTTGAAGGGATTAGAAGAGGTTGAGAAAAAGCTTGATAGAAATTTTTTGCCTAACCAAAATGCTATTGATTTTATTCAAACCTATACTTTTGATAATGTGAAGGGATTGGAAGAAGAGTTGAAGAATGATTTGAGGCAGGAGCTTCAAAGAGGTTTGATGAATGGTGAGGGAGTGAGTGATTTGAGTAAAAGAGTAGATAGTGTTTTAAAAGACGGGAAGGTTAGGGCGGAAGCGATTGCTCGCACAGAGAGTAATAGGGCAGAGAATCTTGGTAGTTTAGAAGGTTGGAAGCAAAGCGGTGTTAAGGGAAAGAAAGAGTGGGTTGCTGAGTTGGATGCGAAAACTTCTGCTGTTTGCAAGGCTTTGAATGGTAAGCAAGTTGGTGTTAATGAAAAGTTTTCTTACCAAGGAAAAGAGTTTGATGCTCCTCCAGCTCATGTGAATTGCCGCTCAACACTAATTTTTTATCCTGACTAATTTTTGTTAAGAAAACGATAATCTTATTAATAAGCTCAGTCCTATATTACAGCAGATGCCGTTGAAACCTAAGTATGCGAAGATGCGTGAGGCTATGCGCAAGAAATATGGAAAGGAAAAAGGCGATAAGGTTTTTTGGGCTTATTGTAATAAAAATGATGTTAATCCAGACCAAAAGGCTTATGTTTTTGTTTCTGAAGAATTGAAAGCGAATGGCGAAGAATTAGAAGGATATATTTCTACTGGTGACAAAGACTTGGTTAATGATGTTGTTACTCCGAATTGTATGATGGATATGTTGAATCAGCTTCAAGATAGGAGTATTAAGCTTGATGTTGAGCATGAGAGTTTCAGAGGAAGGCAGGAAGAAAAAGAGTTAAATAAAACACTTATACCGGTTGGAAAAATAATTGATGCTTCTTTGGATAGAAAAGGAATTAAGGTTAAGTGTGAGTTAAACAAGCATCATTCTCGTTTTGAGGAAGTTAAAAACTCTATTAAGGACAAGTTTTTGGATGCTTTTTCAATAGCTTATGTTCCAACAAAATTTTCACATAAAGCTAAGGAAGGAGAAACAACGAGATTGTTAGAAAAAGTGAATTTATTAAATGTAGCATTTACTGGAAATCCAGTGAATCCTTATGCTTCTTTCACAAATGTTGCACTCAAATCTTTAGAAGATGGTGTTGAGTTTAGTGAAGATATTTCTGAAAGCGAAATCAACGAATTAATAGGAGGAATTGATATGGCTGAAAAAGAAGAAAAGAAAGATGAAGAGCAGCCCCAGGAAAAACCAGAGGAAAAACCAGAGCAGCCAACAGAGGAAACTAAACCTGAGGAAGCTCCGAAAGAGGAGCCAAAGCAGGAGGAAAAACCTGCGGAAGCGAATGTAGAAGCCAAAGCATTATCTGACAAGATTAGTGCATTGAGTGAACGCATTGCCGAGCTTAAATCCGTGTATGAAAAAGACAAGGAAGAGAGCGAAGCTAAAGAACAACTAAAAGCTCTTACTGAAAAGGTTGAGGAATTGGACAAGGTTTTGTCTAAACCTCAGTTTAAAGCAAGAGTAGAACAATTAGACGAGGCAAGAGCAGCCACGGTTGAGGAGAAATCCAAAGCCAAAGGACCTCTTGACCAAATATAGGAGGAATGTGTGATGACAGAAGAAAAAGCACAAGCAGGACGAATAAGTGCTGATTTTAGTCCGAGCACCGCATACAATCATTCATTTGGATACATGGGAGACCACACAAAATACTTTGACCCATACAATGAAGTTGATATGAGGCCGGAAATAAAATCCGCTTATGATATTGGATTCCAAAGAATCCAGCAAAAAGCAGAGTCTATTGCAACAATGAATGCAGGAACAGCAGGTTACGCAATGATTCCGGTTTATGTTGACCCGAGAGTTGTAGATAGAACAAGAAAATTTACTCCTTGGGTAGAATTAGTACCAAGAGTAACTAACCAGGGCGTGACAGCAGACTTTAACTACATTTCAAGCAAAGGTTCAGCAGTCACAGCTGCAGAAGACGCTGCATTAAGCGATGTTTCTGATACAGAAAGCAGGGCTTCAACAGCAATTAAGTATCTTTACTCAGTAGGTAGAGTTACTGGACAAGTGCAGGCAGCAATGCCAAGCTATATTGTTGAAGGACTTCAGCCTTCCGGAACAGGAACATATAGTGCGAGCTTCGGTAGCCCGAGCGCACCAAACGCAAAACAATACGAGGTGTTGAAGAGAGCTCAAGCCTTGAGAGAGTTAGAGGAAAACCTTATTTGGACAGGAGACACAGACACAGATACTACTCAGTTCAACGGAATAGTTGATATTCAGAGTACTACAAACCAAAACGATAAGTCCTCAGCAGCTCTTGATTGGGGCGACATTGAAGACACTGTAAGGTATGCGTATGATGATAGTGGAAGACCAACAATCGCAGGTTGTGATTCAAGCACACTTGTTGATGTTAGAAAAATCATGGTGGATTCTTTCAGGTATTCTCCAAGAGAAATGGAAGGAACTGCAGGATTTGGTGTTCCAGCAAGAGTTGTTATTGAAACAGCTGTTGGTCCAATGCCAGTTGTTCCATCACAGTATTTGACTGCTGTTTCAGGAAGTAAACAAATGTTCTTCTTGGATATGGAGTATATTGAGATGAGAGTACTGCAGGACATGACTTACGAAGACCTTGCGAAAACCAATGACAGCCAAAAATTCATGCTGAAGATTTATGAAGCTCTTATCATGAAGGCACCACAGTTTAACAGCTTCATAGACAACATAGGATAAAGAGCATAATTGCTCTTTTCCTTAAAATTTTCAGGAGGAATAGATATGGGAAGTGCATTAGGAGCAGTAGGTACAAGAACAATACTTGACCCGCAATGCGGAACAACAGTAATACAATGCGTTACTCCTGCAACAGTAATTGGAGGAACAGATAACCTTACAGTTGATTTGAGTAAGTTTGGTTGTACAAATATTCACGGCATACTTGGGTTTGTTGAGAACACAACAGGTGAAGTGGTTGTGCAAGAGCAACCAACAACCTCAGTATCTTCATCAACTTTAACAATTACAGTTGGAGGAAGTGGAACAAAGCGGAGAACATATATTATCTTTGCTTACTAAAAGGAGGAATAAGAAATGACAGCATTAGGAGATGTAGGAACAAACACAAGTTTGAATCCAGGCTTAAACGCTAAATTGATTAGGCATGTTACTGGCGAAGTTGATAGTGATGATACCTTCACGATTGATTTAGGTGACTATGGTTGCACAAATATTCATGGAATAATGGGTTATGTGCAAACCACAGCAGGTTCAATAGCTGTTAAGGAACAGCCAACAACTGCCGTTGCAGATGGAGTTCTAACAGTCACAGTTAAAGGTTCAAGCGTTGATGATAAGGTAAGGACTTACTTGATTTGGGCTTACTAAAAAAGGAGGAATAAAGAATGGGAGATTTAGGAGAAGTAGGAACAAATGTGGATATGTTTCCAAATCTTGGCGGAACAATTATTGAACTGGTAACAGCCTCATCGGTTGTTCATACAGACACAATAACAGTTGATTTAGGCAAGTATGGTTGTTCAACTGTTCAAGGAGTTATTGGTTTTGTTGAAACAGCAACAGGAAGCGAGGTTACTCAAGAGGACCCAACAACAGCGGTTTCAGCAGGAACTTTAACATTAACTGTTACTGGTACAGCAGGTGCTAAGGTCAGAACATATTACATTTTTGCACAATAGGAGGAATGAAAAATGACAAGATATAAAGAAACAACAGGTTATGCAAACGAGGCAAAAACCATTTTGTGTAATCAAGGACATTCTGGAGCAACAGGCACAAACACTTTCGCAAAAGATGATGGAACTTGTTTCGTGGACCAAAGTCAAACAGCAACAACCATAATTTATCCTGTTTCCGGCTTGCATGCTGGAGATGTGATAAACGCATTTAGAGTTGTTGGGGCTATTGGAGCTACCTCAGGAAATGCGACAACGGTTGATGCGAGTTTGAGGAAAGTCACTAAAGGAGCAGGTGCTGTTACGGATGCAGAAATTGGAGCTATCACACAGGTTTCAGCAGAAGCAGACGCTGCTTTGGATGAAGAAAAAAGCAGTTTGAGTGATATTGTTGCAACAGATTACCAATACTATGTGTTGGTAACAATAACAACAGCGGCTAATGCAGCTAATGATGTTTCATTAACTGGTGTTGAAGTTGATGTGAATCAAGACAGGCCTTAAATAATGAACTGATTTGAAGAAGCAACGCTTCTTCTTTTTAGTTTATTTCACGATGGTAGAAAAGGTAATTAGGAGGAAAAAAATTTCACGGTGGTGATTAAGAATGACAGATTATCAAGAAGGACCGAGTGATGAACTCACTTTGGTAGAAGAAGCGGTTAAAAAAACAAGTACAACTAAGTCAGATTCTTTAACTTTAGCAGAAGATTTGGCTAAAAAAACAAGTGCTTCAAAATCTGATGCTATAACGATTGCAGAGGTTTTGAGTAAGGAAGCTAAAAAGGTTTTAACTGATTCGGTTTCTTTAGCAGAAAGCAAAACGCATTCTATTGGAAAATCTTTGATTGACGAAATAGGTATTGTGCGGCAGGAAGATATTGCTACGGACAAGGTTTTGAGTGATGCTGTAACTCTTGCAGAAGAATTGACCAAGAGCATTACAAAGTCAGAGTTTTCAGAAGCAATTACTCTTGCAGAGGATTTAGTAAAGAAAACGAGCTTGGTTTTGAGCGATAGTTTGACTGTTGCTGCAACTGCTTCAAGAGATTCTTACGAGATATACACTTACGAAACCAGTTGGTATAATAATCCAAAACTTGCTGCTGATTCGCTTCAGTCAAAAATCAATACTATTGACACGACTTACTCTTTGCATTATGTGGAGATTGTTGATAGAGCGTTTGGTAAGCAGTTTAAAGGAGTGTTGTTGTATGGAACAAGCACGAGTTAGGAGTGGTGAGCATGGCTAATTACAGCGTATCAACTTATACAACAGGAAGAAAGAATAATCCGGACTTGGTTTTAACAGCTTTAGAAACCAAAATAGAGACCTTGCCTGACGGTAGGGATTTGAGGTACAAAAAGGTTTTGCGAAGAGGTTTTAACCAGTTTGAAGGATTATTGATTTATGATGCGAGCGAGTAGGAGGTGTTTGCATGATGTATGAAAACAAGGATGAGGAAAAAGTAAAGGTTCCGGTAGAGGGAACAAAGCCAAAGCAGTACAAAACGCTATACAAAGGAGACAAGATAGAGGTAGAATCAAGCGTGTATGCGAAATGTTATGAAGCAAATGGTCTTTCTTTGGTTGAAGAGAAAAAAAAGCAAGAAAACAAGGCTTCAAAGCCTAAAATAGAGAAAAAAGCAGTAGAGTCTAAAGCAGGCGAAAAAGTTGTTGAAACAAAAGTTTTGAAGGAATAAAATGACGAGGTATGTAACGGTTGCGGAAGTCCGCGCAGCATGCGGAATTACAACAAAATTCATTAGCGATAGCGATATGGAGCAACTCATTAACTCGGCAGAGTATGAGATAGAAAGAAAACTCAACACTTCTTTTACTCCGACAACGCTTATTGAACAACATGAAGGAGATGGAAGCGAAAGACTTGTATTAAGAAGAAATCCTTTGCTTAAAGTAAGGAGCTTGAAAATAGATGACACGGATATTACAATAGCTTACACTCGTTGGGATAAACAACCTGGAGTTTTGTGGCTTACTACAGACGCTGAAACCAGTTATTTTAAAAGCAAGGATACTGAAAGGAATTTGGTGAGAGTAAAATATGATTATGGTTGGTTAGAACCAACTACTACTCAAACAACTTCTTCCGCTGCCGTGACGGCAGGAGATTCCAAAACAATTAGTGTAGCGAGTTCAAGCGGTTTGACAGCAGATGATTATGTTGAGGTTGAAGGAATGGAT